GCCGAGGGGCCGGGGCCAGGGCGCGGCGTGGGGTTCAGGCTCGCCGACGATGGGAGCCACGCGAACAGCAGCACGAGCCTGAGCATGGACACCGTGTACATGCAGCGCTTCCGCTACGGGTTCCACCTGTATAGGCTGTTCTATTCAAGCCTCAACGCGCTGGCCATGGACCATTGCGGGGATGGGAGCGGGGTAGGGGTGGCGTACCACCTGGAGAACTCGCAGGGCGTGGTGATGAACGGGGCGGGCGCTGAGGATGTGCGGGGCGTGACGCTGTGGCTGAACGACAGCTGGGCGATGGTGAGCGGGTTCTATGGGTGGAACCTGTACGGCTATTCGGCGGATTATGCGACGCTGATTGTGGAGGGGGGCAAGGCGCACCTGGATGCGTGCTATTGGAACCCGCTCACGGAGGCGAACGGGCAGCGGGACATGATCTACCGGGATGGATACGCGGTGACGCAGACGGCGTGCACGATGCCGAGCGGGGGACAATGAGCAACGATATTCTGATCGGCGACCCGGCTTCTATCGCGCGGGAGACGGAGCGACTGGCAGCGACGGTGGCGCACAACCTGCGCCAGTATGCGCGGCTCAAGCGGGCGGCGCGGAACTTCGGCGATCGGATCGCGCGCGAGACCTCGCCGGCGACCTACACGCTGCGCCAGGCGTGGCGGGCGGTGGATGAGGTGTTGCGAGAGATACCCAAGGGAGGCACGACGAGCGAGGAAGTGGAGGCGGGCCTACGCGCGCTTTGAGGATTATCTCGGCGAGCTGATGGCCTGCAACGCGGAGATGGAGCGGGACGGCATTCTGTGCGCGTTCCTGTTCGATGTGGGCAGCCCGGACCGGAAATGGCGCTCGTATGGCCACGAGCGGGCGGAGTGCGAGGCGATCCTGAGGGCGCAAGGGTTACTGTAGCGAAACGGCCCCCAGGTCGCTGGGCCTGCCAGGACGACAGCGACGAGGGAGCCGGGGATAGTATAGAGCATTGTTGCAGAACATTCAAGACCTGGCGGATAGGATGGGTCGATGAACGAGCTGTGGCGGGATGTCTTGATCGCGGCGTTGGGGGCCTCGGGCTTGGGGGCCATCATCGGCGCCCTTTCGGCGTGGGCGCTGGGGCGCAAGCGGTTGCAACAGGAAGCGCAGCAGGCGGTGGCCGCGGCGTGGGAAAAGCTGTGCGCGGAGCAGCAAGAGCAGATCAGCCTGTTGCAGAAGGTGGTGCAAAAGCTGCGCACGCAACTGGAGAAGATGCAGGGTCTCGCCGAGCAACTGAGGGACCGCATCGTCGCGTTGGAACTGGAGAACGCGGAACTGCGGATTGATCTGAAGGCCAAGGACGCACGGATCAGTGCGTTGGAGCGGGAGAACAACTGTTTGAGAGGAGCGAAATAATGGACGGTTCTATGACGATGGGCGGGGCGCTTGGGGCGCGGGTGCAGCGGGCGGAGCGAGCGCCGCTGGCATGGAAATTGCGTAATCTGCCGCATGTGCTGCCTGGGCTTGTGCAGGGCAAGATCGCGCATCTTTGCGGGATGAACCACATGGCAGCGCGATTGTATGCGGTGAAGCACGGCGCGGATGGGCGCGTGGTCAACTACGGCCTGATCGGGACGCAGAAGATTACCACGGCGTTCTGCGAGTTCATGGTCGATCAGTTGCAGACCGAGACGAGCG